CCGGATCGAAGCGCTGTCCGCGCACATTGAAGGTGATGCGTTCCTCAGCCATTGTTGCCTCTCTTCAGTAAGCCGCCAGCTCGTCCCACACGACGGTCATGCCAAACTGCCACGTTCCCGTCGCCGGCACCGTCGCGCGCGCCGCCAGGCCCTCGTTCTGCGCCAAGAGCAGCGGGTGCTTGCCATCCGCGTCGTCAAACAGCACGGTCTGATTGGCGTATTGCTGCGACGCCGCGACCCCGAACGTGAGCGAGATCAACCCGATCGGATCGGTGTCCAGCGTCTTGGTGCCGATGGTTAGCGCCGCTGTCGACGAGACGCGCATCGCCCCGAGCAGCGGTGCGCCATGCGACGTTCTCATCTTGCCATTGTTGCCTGTCAGCGTGCCCAGCGTGCCGCCGCTGCCGTCTGACGTCCAAGCTCTGGCCACCATCAGATCGACCTTGCCAAAGCCGGCTGTAAACGCCGTCGCCGAGCCGCTCAATCCGTCGAGCGTGACGCGCCGCACGGCGCAGAACCGCGTTGCATCCGCCCACCGGAATTGCATGATCTCGGCGTTCGCCGCCAGGGCCGCCGCCATCGTGCCGGAGAGCAGGGATTTCCGGTACGATCCGAGCGAACCGACATCGAGGGGCCGCGGCGACACGCGCAATGCGCGAAAGCCGGTTCCGTCGACCTCGGCGACAGTTCCGCCATTGCCTTGTATTTGGATCGCCATGCGTCAGTTCCAAACCCACGCCACATTCCAGAGCCCATAGAGGCGCGTTCCCTTGCCGCCGACGCTTGGAGGGGAGTATCCGTACACAGCAGTTGCGGAGCTGCGAAAGCTGCTGACGCCAGGCGTCTCCAGCGGCTCGTTCAGTTGGCTGGTGTTGACGCCGAAAACCGTAAACCCGACCCCGGCGACGATATTCCCCGCCATGACCCGCAGCGTCTCCAGCAAATGCTCATCGGCTGTGTGGTCCGCCGTCTGCTGCGGCAACAGCCACGCCTCCACCAGCGATCCAGCGACGATGCCGGCTTGCCCGGTAACCGCGACGAACGCGTCCGACGACCCTGGAAACGCGCCAAAATGCAGTTGGACCGTGCCCTGCGCGCCCATCTCAGTCCTGCAACGACCACAGCAGCAACAAGACCATGGCCAGGCAAATCGCCGCGATCACGAGTTTCCATCCGCGAACGACCACGCCGTGATCCTGACTTCCTGCCCGACCGCGATCGCGGCATTGTCGATGCTCATGTCATCGACGATGTCGCCCTGGGAGTGGCAGGTCACGCCATCGGAGGCGTAGAGCCGATAATGTCCCGCTGTTCCCGCGGCCAGGCCCGTGGTCGTCAGCGGCAGGCTGCTGAACGCCTTGGCCCCCGCCGCAGCGGCGGCGGCCCAATCCGCGGCCAGATTGAATTGCGCCAGCACCGTTCCCTGATCCGCGGCGGCGCAATTGGCCGGCTGGTTGCCGGAGCGTATCTTGACCACCGCCGATGGGCCGACCGTCGCCTCCACGGCGTCGCAGCGCGCATTCTGCACCGCGACCGAAAACTGCACCGTCATTCGATGCCTTCCACTTTGCCGTCTTTGTCGCGCTTGACGCGCTTGGGCCTCGCGACTGCTTTCAGCCCCTCGCCAATGGCCTCCAGCCCCTTGCCGAGCGCCTCACCCGATCTGTCTGGCGCTGGCGGCGCTGGCGGCCTCTCGGCGCGCATGGCCTCCTCGGCGCGTCTGGCGTCGTCTGCGACGCGGCTTTCCGCGCGCGCCTCCCTGGCGTCGGCTATGCGCGCGCTTTCCACCGCGGCGCTATGCTCCAGCTCGCGCTCGCGCACCGCGAACTCGCGCTCCTTAGCCGCTGCCTCCGCCGCCATGACCTCGCGCTGGAGCGCAATCTTCTCGCGCTCCAGCGCGAGCTTGGCGGCGTCGAGCTCGGCCTGACGGGCCGCCTCCGCCGTCTCATTCTGGAGTCGGATCAGCGCCAGCTTATGCTCGCGTTCCTTCTCGAACGCTTCGTTTTCCGCCCTGGCCAGATCGTCGCGCTGCTGTTGCGCCGACAGGTTCACGTCCTTCTCGTACTGGATCTTCGTATGGCGCTCCTTCATCGCCATTTTCTCGCGCTCAGCCGCCATTTTTTGCTCCAGTTCCTGTTGGCGGGCGGCCATTTCTATCTTTGCAGCCACGATGGCTGGGTCTTCCTGTTGCGGCTGCTGCGCCAGCTGCTGCGCCAGTTGCTGGCCTGCCGGGCTTTCCGGGTCGGTGAAGAAGCTGGTGCGTTTCACCCCGGCGCGATCGCGCAGCCAATCGGCGAATGCATAGGCGTTCTTCGCCGTCACGATCGGCGGCGAGATCGCCCCCTGGCCCTGCGCCGCCACGATCTTTTCCATCAGATTGGATATCAGCACGCTGGCCTGCATATCCATTTCGCGCCCGCCGGCGCCCATCCCGATCTCGACGCGGAAATCCTTACGCTCACCCCATCTAGTCGGGTCCACCTCCACCCAGCGATTGCGCAGCCGCATCGCCAACGGCCGGTCCATGCCGCTGGTGCGCAACAAATTATGCACCAGCAGAAACAAGTCCTTGATTCCGGTCTCCGCCAGCGTCCGCGCGATCAGACGCAGCCGTTTCTGCGCATTGGTCATCAGCGCCTGGGCGCCTTTTGCCGTGTCGTGCAGCGTGTCCGGATTGAGGCCTTGGGCGTTGCGCACAATGCCGGTGCGGGTCTCGCCAACCGTGGCCATGTATTCCAGCGATTCAAGACTGTTGAAGTCAGAGCGCGCCGAATTCAGCGGCGACAGCGCCGAGCCCTTCGAGCGTACAGGATAACCTGGCGTATTGTTGAGGTAATCGGCCAGCGTGTGCTCGTTGGCGCGCGTCTCGTCGATCTCGTGGCGCGCATTGAGCGAGAAATAGCCGCCGTCCAGATGCATCCGCAGCAGCGCCGTCATGATGCGCTGCAACTCGACGCTGAGATCGGCCAGCGAGCGCCCGTAAGCGCGATGCGGCTGCCGATAGGGCGTGCCCATCGCGAACGGCATGACATCCAGTTTTTCTCGATCGAGCAGGATGTCGCAGGCCTCGTTGGTCACCAGGCGCCACAATTCCAGCGCCCCGTCCGCATCCACCCGCACGATATGCACATAGACCAGCACCTGGCGCATATCCTGCACGGCGTCTGCGCTCTGCGTGGGCTGCGCGTGCTCCCCGGCGGTATCGCGCGCGGCGTCAAGCAACAGATCGGCGGCATGCGACCAGGCCGGCAATCGGTCCACAAGATCGCCATCGTAACCAAGCGCCTTCAGCGCCTGCGCTCGCGGCCGGCGGCGCATCACGGCATAGGTCGCGTCGCGCAGGCTCACGGTGTCGCGCGCGATGGCGAAATCCTCCGGCGGCACACTCTCGACGCAGATGCGCACATTGGTGCGCCGCTCCGCGATCTCGACCGTATAAAGCGGCCCCAGTATGGGATCGTCGCCGGTTTGGCGCGCCGCCACGATCTCCAGCGCTCCGGTTTGCGCCCCGGCCTGCAATTGCTGCACCGCCAGCGCCGTCTGCCCCTCCAGCGTGCGCTCTTCGCTCGTCTCGGTGCGCTCGGCGTAAGCGTGAAACACGCCCGCCTTCATCAGCAGCGCGTCATGCACATAATCGTGGATCAGCCCGAATCCGTCGTTGTCGCTGTGAATGACGTGATTGACCGTTTCGGTCTCCTGCTTGGCCGCCTCGTCGTCTTCCTCGCCTTGCGGCCGGAACGCGCCGAGCTCCTCGCCGCCGAGAAACACCTCGACCAGATCGGGCATCGCCTGCCCGATCATGTCAGCCACTGCGGTATGCACGGCCCGCGACCTGTTCGGCATCGCCGGCAGATCGAACATGTCGCCCTTGTAGTATTGCAGCGCCCGCTCTCGATCGGCCTGCAATTCGTCGCCGCTTTCCATGCCCAAGGCATTGGCGCACTCCGCCCGCACAATGGCCAGAAAATCGGCATCGTCGAGCTTCAGCCGGACAGGCTCCGAGGATGGCTTGGATGCCTCGTACGCCATGATCTCAGAACAACGCCAAAATATTGGTGGCGGTGGAGCCGCTGGACTTCAGCACGCTGCACGCGAGCGGAATCAGCGACCCGGCCGTGAGGCCGTTGAGAGTGACGTTGTCGCCGCCTTCGGTGGTGACAGCGAGATTGCCGGCGCCGCCGACATAGATGGCGCTGCACCGCACCTGGGCGGTGTCGTTGAGCGTGATGGCTACGGCGCGCGTGAATATCTGATCGTTGATCAGCCCCATCTCAGAGCCCCGTGATCAGCCGGCCAAAGATGTAGAGATCGGCCGTTGCAGTCGCGCCCTGCGCCGTCGTCAACGACAGAATCGGGATCGCCGATTGCAGGCCGGCGCCGACAGCGGCGAGGGTGAGATCGAGCCCGATCGTCGACCCGGTGAGCGCTGAGTAGACCTGCCCCGCCGCCACCAGCGCGTTGCCGCCCTTCGACGCCGCTGTGTAGATGCCCCCCACCGCGAGGGTGAGTGAGATCGAGGCGTTGACCGCGCGAATATGGGTAATGACATAACTCGGCGGCGCGCCGCCGCCGAACGGCAGGAACGACTGGTCGCTAGTGGAGTTCATATTCGCAGCCAGGAGCCTGAACAGAGCCTGGTCAACGCCTGGCATTTGTGCGGGTACGATCAGGGCCATTTACGATTGCTCCTCGACTACTTGCTCGCGTACTTGCTCGCGGTCCCATTGGTCCATCAATTGCTGCACATGATGCCAGCGCTGCGGCCACAGCGCGTGCATGCGCGCTTCGTATTCTTCCCGCGTCTCCATCACACCACTCCCAATTGCGGCATGGCTAACTTCTCGGCGTGTTTGCGCGGCGCTTCGTAGCACACCGCCATCAGCCCGAACGCATCGGCGTCATGGCTCCATCGATCGTGATCCGGCCCCATGTCGCGCCCGGTTTTTTCGTCGATCCGCGCGTGATAGCGCCCCAGCGAGATGCGCCCGTCCTGTGTGGTCGCTTCGTTGAACCATATTTGAGGAAACAGTCTCCGCACCGCCTCCACCCGCTGGCTTGGCGCACCGGCGACGCCGCCGCCATAGCCGCGATAAGGTTCATCCGCATCGAAACCGGCGGCGCGCCAATGATCGACATAGCGCGCCCCCACGACATGGTCGGGATTCACTCCGTCGTGGGGCAGGATCACCTTGGTGTATTTGTGCTTGCGCATCCAGGCCACATGCTCGGCCAGCGGCTGGCCGCGCGCACTGTAATGATTGAGCACGCGCACTTCGCGGCCGACGAACTGCACCGCCCAGATCGAATAGGCGTCGCTCTTGGCGCCAGAACCGCCGATGTCGTGGTAGGTCCGCACCTGCACCAGCGGATCGGGCGCCACCCGTCCTATTCTGCCTTCCTCTCGCGCCAGCAGCAGATCGGCGGCGTAATAGGCGCCTTCCGACACCGTGGCGTAATCGCCGTCCCAGATGTGGGCATAGTGCTCCGCCTTGGTGAGCATGTGGCGGCGGCGCAAATCGTCCAGCACCTTGGGAAACCAGGGATTGTCGCGCCAATTCATTTCCACGATCTTGGCGTCCGGCATTTTCGTCTGACGGAAGTTCTTGTCGGTGGCGCTGCCCTTCAGCTCCGGGTTCCACGTCACCCACAGTTCCGAGCCGTCTTCGCGCACCGTCGGTTCAAGCTTGATCCATGCCGCCTCGGTCACCGGCTCGGCTTCGTCCACCCAGCACAGCAAGATCATCGCCTTGGACTTGATGCTGTTCACGTTGTAGCGCAGGCCGACGAAGCTGAAATCGACCCGCCGGCACCTGGTGCGGATGAACTTCTCGCCGACCTCGTAATTCTCGCTCAGCCAAGGCTCGGATGCGATCGCCGCCGCGACTTCGGCAAACGAACTATCTTCGAGCGAGTTCATGAACTCGCGGGCGCACACCACGATGCCTTCGCGGCCCTCCTGCGCCGCTCTCAGGCCCCACACCGCCGCCATCTTGGCGAACGATCGCGTCTTGGCCGATCCGCGTCCCCCATAAGCGCCTCTGATCCGCGCCGGCCCGGCAAATACAGGCAGGAGCTTTTCCGGCAGCTCAATCTGGAGCGTGGCCTGGAGCGACAAGCTCTATTCTCGTCACGATCCGCACCGGCGCGCCATTGGGGTCTCCCACAACCGCCTGAGGCGCCTTTCCGTACCGGCGATCCAGCAATTCCTTCGACGCAGCGACCCGCCCAGGCTCGGTCTCGCCGAAGAGAGCGATCCGAAACAGACCGGCGATCACCTGCGCGATATCGCCCCCGCCGTCGATCAGCTCCCTTACATCTCTGGTCGCTTTGTTCTGCACACCCTTCTGGCGACCGCCGACCTTGGCATGCCCTTTGACGAACTTCCCTTTCACCACTACTTTGCTCGCTTTTGCCACTATCGCGTCACTGTTTTAGTGATTTCTTGGCCTAGTGATTTTCCGGCTCTCGCAACGAGCGCTCCACCGCCTCTGTGATGTCGCTCTGCGCCCGCATCTGGGCTGCGGCGTCGAACACGTTGCCGATCACGGCGCGGGTGTAGAGGCTGGCGCCAACCGCCACGGCTGAGCCGATGATCGCCCCGCCGAATACCGCGCCCTGCCACCATTGGCCCTTGCCGTACTTGCGCTCCTCGCGCCGGTAGGCCTGCGTCATGCGCTCCACCTCGGCGGCGTGCTGCGCCTTGAGTTCGGCGGTGAGCCGCACATCTTCGAGGGCGAGCGCGCCGAGCTTGGCCAGTATCTCGGCGCGCTCGGCCTGGCGGCCCTGTTTGATCGCGTTGGCCCGGATGGCGTCGTCACGCTGCTTGAGCTTGGTCCTGGCCTCGGCGGCGTGCGGGGTTTCACTGATGACCGCGCTCACCGCGCCGACTTCCTCTTCGCCATCGCGATTCCTCCGTCCGATTGGTTGGTTTCTCCCCAGGCTGGCGGCCATCCGCGAGGCTTGGGGGGGGCTAAAACGAGGATTTGCGCGCCAGCCTGGGGAGAATTTCAAGTTCATGTTGCCCCCGCCAGCGGGCGCGCCAAGGACCACGGGTCACGGGTCACGACTGGGAGTTGTGGGGTCTGGCGGCCCGCGCGGGGTGGGCGGGGCATAGCCCCTGCGCCTGTTCGATCGATGGCTGATTTTGCTTCCTCGGTCAAGAGACCGCTTGGCGCTCAAGCGTTCACGTCCGACCCTCCCGCTCATCGCGCGGCCGCCCCCGCTTGCGCTCCTTGCGGCTGCCGCGCCCATCGCCGCAGATGTGCGAGCCGCACCCAGCGCAGCTCGCGCGCGCCAGAGCGCAGCGTCACCTCAACCTGCGCTCGCGCCGGCGTCACGCGCACGACGCGTGCATCGACCGGGATCACGTACCCGTAGCCCCCGCGCGGCGTGTGCAGCCACGTGCACCAGTCGCCCGCCGCAATGGGGGGCGCGCGCGGATCGGGTTCCATGTCGATCACGCTCATGAGGCCGCCTCGTCTTCGAAGAGATCACCGCTAGGCGATGCGTTGTCGGTGTTTTCCGGTTTGCTTCCTCGGTCAAGAGACCGCTTGGCGCTGCTCCGTCGGCGGCGGCGCGC